TGCTTCTAAGACTTATAAGAAGATGAAAGAGTATCTGGACACGTTGGTGGCCGGTCCTAAGAAGTGGTGGACCTTCCTAAAAGCGGAAGTTTATCAAGAGGAGAAAGACCCTCGCATGATCTGGTCGCCCCCGGCCGACGTGCTTGTGGATGCCTCAGTTTTCAGCTTGGCTGCAACTGAATGGCTTAAGCAGAACGCCCCATGGTATGCCTTTGGGAAAACTCCTCGCGAAATAGCCGAACAACTCGGATCGAAACTTGTTGGCGCTCCATTAGCCATCATGACAGATATGTCACGTTTCGAGGGACGGCTTAATGCTTTTTTCCACCTTCTCGTCACGCGTGTTATCAACAATTTGTTTGGTAACCGTTACGAGAAGGAAGTTGGTGAGATCATTCGCAAGATGTTCTTTGTGAAAGGACGTTTTGTTGAAGTTGATCTCACGGTTGATTCAAACGGCGCGCTGCCTTCCGGGCACCCCTGGACCTCAATCATTGGTACCATTTGTAATGCTTTCATTAACTATATGGCGCTATATGAGACTTACGGTCCTAATGGTGCTTGGGATAGGCTTGGCATGTATGGCGGTGACGATGGTGTTACCCCCTTCTTGACAGCGACACTTTTCAACCGTACCGCAACATCTTTGGGCATGTCTCCAAAGGCTGTTGAGGTCAAACAAGGCGAATTTGGCGTGAACTTCCTCTCACGGTATTTTGGTCCTAACATCATGACAACAGGCGACCCAAGCTCCATTGCCGACGTTCCTCGTGCAATGAGCAAGTTCCATACCTGTGTCAAATCCACGATGCCACTTAGTGATATAACCGCCGCTAAGGTTTATGCTTACTACCTCAGCGACCGTAAAACACCAGTCTTCGGCGATTTCCTCACCAGCGCTCACAAGGCATTGAACCTCAACGTCAACTTTGAGGTGCCTGATCACGTGCGTCAACTGACCCCTTACGTTTTCAGCAATGACCGTTTCGAGCAATGGCCCCAAGAGGGCGTTCAGCAATGGGCACAAGTCTATCTTGACAATTGGAAGATAAGCCCTCCCCTTAAGAAGCATGGGAAAGCTGTTCTAACTGATGCCGGTCTCGTGTGGGGACCTGCCTCTCAATACGTTGAAATCAAGAAGTAGGGCCTGTCAGGCCCGCCGGGGCGCTGCAGCTGGGGCGGCGCAAGTATAAAACTTACCCCAGACAACATTTTACTCATGCAACGGAAAGCCAATAAGGCCCGCGATGTCCCCCGGAAACAGAAGAAGC